CAGCTCGTGGGTTTAGTAAATCGTCAACTACTCGTAGACGTCCACCAATAACACAAGTTATGGAGGATTTTTCTGATCTAAATGAAGCCTCTCAACTTATCAACCACGTGACCGAACGTGAAGTCATCGAGGCACAGAACTTCTGGGCGCAGTCTATCGTGGATATTTCTAACTCTTTCCTAACTGGTGGTGACTACGTCAGTCTCGCAGGTGAACGTGCGGGTGAGTTATATGGATATGACCACTCTAACGTACTCTTCAAACCTACGAAAGCTGCGGAGCAACAGTTTCGTCCTACTGCCAATGATGCGATGTCCTACTTTGTGGGCCACGATGCCGTAATTAGTGGTTTCAAAGAAGATCAGGGGTTCGCCATCAACGCCAAGAAGGGTTTCAGTCGGGTGATTTTCAATAATCATCAGATTGACTGCCATGGTGAAGTGGCACACGCTATGGGTACCTATGAGTTCACATGTGCTACAACCGGTGAAATTTCAGATGTTGAATATACATTCGGTTACAAGCGCAACGATGATGGCAAGGTGCGCATCTGTCTACACCATTCTTCCGTACCCTATGCATCGGGTAATAAGACGACTCACGTGGAACGAAAGAAAACGTCTCAAGTGAAGCGCAAGATTGTATTTGACCCCGCACAAGCTGACCCGGAGGCAAACCAGCGTCATCGGGTCGCTACTGCGAGTTGGTAATTATGTTTAGTTTAAAGTCCTTGTCTAACCCATTGATACTTATCTTTCCCTCATCCACAAGACGCTTAATCTTGCGACCAACCTCTAGGTTGTCGTCGTACGCCTGCGTGTGTTTTGGATCAGCTGGTAGATTGGGCATGAGCATATTGAAAGCCATCATTTTCTTGGCCATTGGAAGTTCTTTATCTTGGAGTACACGTAAAATATCTTTGGGAAGCTTGGAAGGATCCATTACTCTTTATGGGTATTTATTCTTTAATAGTACCACCGCAGGTGCTGAACCCTTTGGTGGTTTTTTACAGAAAATTTTACAATCACAGCAATCCTTTATACATACGAGTTGCTTTTTAGTCGCATAACATCGTGTAGGTAACATGATATCTTTGGATATGTAACGTGCTATTTGGTCAAGAAGTATCATCCTATACCTTTATCAGCGAAATTCCGTAGCCCAATTCTTCGAGGATTGGATCGTTTTTGTAATCAACTTGGTAATATATCTTTTTGACTCCACTACTCGCGAGGGCTTTGAAACAGTTGATACATGGATAATGTGTGATGTAGGCCACAGAATCATCGATGGAGACACCTCTCTTCGCTGCATCGGTGATGGCATTAATCTCTGCGTGAATCGTGGCCTGTTCATGACCCCAACGTACGATAGACCTATGATCTGTACCAGCGAGAAATCCGTTGTACCCCATACTAATGAGTCTATTGTTCTTCACTATAACGCAGCCCACTTTAAGTCTATCACATGGAGACCGAACCGATGCTAGAGTCGCAGCTTTCATGAAGTAGTCGTTCCAAGAGATTCGTTCTTCGGGTGGTTGGGAACGTTGGCGCATCGTTTCCTTGGTCATAGACATGAAACGGGGTGATGAACGTAGGGCACGGGGGCTGTCCATTTATTTCATGAAGGTTTTATTCTTTTAAACACCTAAGTCCCTCGAAGTTCCATGATTTTATCATCATTTAAACTACAAACATGCCCATAACACCCAACAAAAAGGAATTTCTCTGCTACATCTCAGGTGGTCTCAGCACCCTCATGAACTCTTCCATGTTAGCTGGTGAGATTTTCACCAGCCAAGACGATGATAATGAGGTATACATCTATGACAATTTCCTCGAAGGGTCAACATTCTATGAAGATAGTTTTTGTGGAGTCATGGAGAGCATAGATGACCAAACCCTCAAAGAACTACTCAAGTATTTTGATGATAGAGACATGGATATCTCACGTGTATACATCGAGAGCTGCCTAGTCCCGAGTGACCTCCCCGAAGAACTTAGGGGATTTGCGGAATCCATAGACTATAAAGAGATATGCACATTCGAAGACTTCCTAGAATATTAGATTGTAATCTTTAACAATATCTCCTCCTCCATTTAGCCTCTAATTCTGGAAACAATTCCTCTAGGGTTTTGAAATATGTATCGATATATCGCTTTTCTTCCTCTTCTTCTTCCGTCAATTTAACACGGTCTGGGAACATACCCAACTTTATCGTGTTAAAATGATCCAGTCTTTTATTGAAATTCTCAAAAACACGAAACGACAGTAAGGTTTCGTCTTTTATGTTTAAAACACGTATTTCTTCGTGTATTCGGTCTAGGTGAACCATCTTGTATTTAACGTAGATCTTTATCAGCAGTGTAGTACGTCTTCCCCTTAGTGGCGAAACTATGCACCCTCGCGTACCCCCACGCTTGTGGAGAGGCTCCCGGACGATGCCCGGTTCTCCACGCAGCGAGTCCCCTATTGTAGATGGTCTTCACGGTCTTTAGAGGAATCTTAGTAGCCTTAGCAATTTCAGGGAGGGATTTGGCTCCCGGATACATCTTCCTAAATCTCTGGGTGTAGGAGGAAGTCTTTGTCTTCTGTCCCTTGTCCGTCTTGAATCCTTTATAGTCTCGCTTGAGCATTTTCTTATAACGCGTCTCAACTTCCCCGAGAGTTGTAAGCCCCCTGAAATATTTGAGTGGTGCATATATCTTACCTTCTGTTCTACGCAGTTGCCCCACCTTCTTGGTGATGGCAGCATCAGTGAGAGGCATCTTACTTTGTCTTGAGATATTTTATAGCCGAAGCGATATTGGGATAAATGCATTTTCCAAACCTGACACGACCTGTCCTAGGATTGTAGTATCCTGTGTGCCCATTGAAGGAAGCCTTGTGAAGTTCACCCATATAAAAAATACAATATTATAATAATTAGTTGAGATGGGACTTTCGATTATTATGGGGAATATGTTTTCCGGTAAAACTTCCGAACTTATCCGTCGACTTAAGCGTCTAAAAGTCATAGGTAAGGAAGTCATGATTGTCAACTCAGCGAAAGATACCAGGTCCCCCGAAGAAGTTCTGAAAACCCATGACAATGTAAAGTTCAATTGTCACAAAGTGTATGACCTATTTGATATCATCGATACAGATGAATTTGAACGGGCTGATATCATAGCCATAGATGAAGCACAATTCTTTCCCAGACTCAAAAAATTCATAGAAATGTGTTTATACCTAGAAAAATCGATTATTATCGCAGGTCTTGATGGAGACTGTTTTCAGAGAAAGTTTGGTGAACTCATCGACTGTATCCCTCTCGCAAGTGACGTAACTAAACTTTCAGCACTGTGTATGCATTGTAAAGATGGAACACCGGGTCCTTTTACCAAGAGGATTGTCAACGACAAAACCCTAGAACTTATCGGTGGAAGTGATATGTATGAAGCAGTGTGTCTTAATCACCTATGAATATCCAAGATGAGTACAACCCTTCGACCAGTCCCGGTTTTCGCTAGTTCATGATATCTCGCGTGGTCAAAGAGGATATCTTCACCCTCTTTGTGTACGTGCCTACCATTCTCAGTGTACAGGCTACAATCCCCATCACCGTGTATAGTCAACTGGTATCGTAAGAGTTCATTTGATTCAGCTCGATGTGGGTGTAAGACCATACGACCCTCTATTACCGCAAATGAAGCACCTTCTCTATTTATACATGGTATTTGACGAATGAGACTATTTAGGAGTGGAAATTGTTCAGCCTTGTAAAAATAGTATCCATCATTCTTTTCATACCACGAATTCGTATCGTGGTACCACGTCTTTTCTAAAGTTGGTGAAACTTTTTCAAACTCTTGACGTAACTTGGAGTAATGAAGTTTCAGTAGAAGAAGACCAGGGTAATTCTTTACATCATACTCCGATAGACACTTAACCATTTCTCGGAATGTATTTTGTATACCGAGGAGTGGTCGCCACACATTTGAAAAGTAAAGGTGGTCTATAGGTGGTTTTATATAATCATACAGGACCATCATCATGGGTACAAACATAAACCGCCACATTATTTTCTCAGTAGATAATAAAAATGCCCGGATACCCCAAGTCCATGTATGCCGAGCCCAAGCCCACTGAGGAGGTCGCGACTACCAAGTCCCGCTTCTCTATGCCCGCTCTCCCCCAACTTACCATCGTCCAGATGGTGCTCGTCGCTCTCATCGCGGGCTATGCCTTCACCGCGCGCAAGATGAACGGTGTCGTCGTCGCCAGCCTTGCGCTGACCGTTGGTCTCCTCCACATGTACGACCACATGTACCGTGTGAAGAGGGGTCCCGAAAAGCTCTTCTTCCTTCCCCAAGCTAAGAAGGAGGGGTACAGCTGCTGCGGCAAGTAAAAATCTTAGTAAAATATAAGTATGCGCGTCAAAATTATTCGTAGCCCTAACCCTAAAAAGAAGTTCAGGGCTGTCTTAGAAGACGGCAGGACTGTTGACTTTGGTGCCAGTGGATATTCCGACTACACCAAACACAAGAATCCTTCACGTATGCGTTCCTATGTGTTGCGTCATGGGGGTCATGTACCCAGACAAACCATAGAAGAACGAGATCCTAAGAAGATCCAAACGAAAATGTTAAATGTCGATCGGAGCGACAAAGAGAATTGGAAGATGAGCGGTATCAGCGGGGCTGGTTTTTGGTCCCGTTGGTACCTCTGGAGTTTTCCTACGTTTCAGGGTGTTGAGAAGTTTATGTCTAAGAGGTTTGGAATTACCTTTCTATAATTACCCATCCTCTTCTTCTGGTTCCTCCAAGCATATTTTAAATAGGTCATCAACCTGACGCCTTTCACCCTCAGGGGTCTCCTTAGATCCGATATATTCTCCAAACACATCCCCTTTCATTTTTGTTCCACCGAGTGTAGTTACATTAAGCTGATAATCATCTCTAACCTTCCTGGAATCCGTCATATCGAATTCTTTCAACTTTTTGCATAAATCCGAGTCCCGTACTTCTGCATCGTGTTTAGCCCTAATTTCCATATATTCGGTGATTTCATCTTCGTTTAATTCACTCTCCTTAGCGGGAAACTTACTGAGTTCCTTTTTGTTTTTCTCATGAATTTCTACTGCGAGAGCGTAAAGTTCTTTGACTTTTTCAGCGTCTGTAACTTTCAAAAAGTGAGGTTTAGTTCCTGGGATAAACCCACCAAACCAGCCTCCTGCAGCAGATAAAGAAGAACAGCAGCATAGTCCTACGACAACACCGATAGCGGCCATATTATAATGTACATAGATTATAATATGGGTGATTTAGTTCTTATGACCTGTGCCTTCTCATCTCTCATGAGTTCTGTGGGTGGTGGAATCTATTTTTTCTTACAGGAAAGGGAAAATAGTAGGAAAGAGGAAATCATCACCGAAAATCAAGCGTCCCCTTACGTTACCATGTACTTAGAATGTGACTATAAAGGTAAATCCTTCGAGTTCAAAGAAAATGTCGAAACATCGGTTAAAACTCCTTTTAAATCTATCATCGTACCAGAAGGTTTTAAAGTCATTACGTATTCGAAGGAGGATAAAGGTGGTGTCAAACTAACACTCGGAGGTCCATCCGACCAAAAGTGTACATCCGTCTATTCGTTTGAAGTTACGAAAGTTTAATTTAGGCCGCCATTCCCTTCTTTTTGAGGACATTTTTCAGTTCAGCCATGAGTTTAGCGCGTCGAGCGTTTACGACTGGTCGCCGTTGGGGTGGAGGAGGTGGTGGAGGGGGAATACCCGCACGAACCACAGTTGGAGCAACTATAGTTTGACACACTCTGATAACTCTTTGTGCATTTTTCACACTGTTATCAAAGTTCATCCTAATTTTGGTGCGAAGTTCCTTAGCTGAGAGCTTCACACGTTTACCCTTGACAGTTTTGGTGATCCGAAGACCTTGCTTCTTGGCCTTGTTTTTTAATTCAAGATACTGCATCTACTATTGGTTGAGATTATTAAATCAATATAAAATCAGATCAAGGAAAGTTTTCAAATCACCCGTTTCAATAAGTCTGGCGTATAACATACCTTCCTGATCAAAATAAAGTGGATTTACATTCGCCCTATCAAATACATTTTTAAGTTTAATTTTTAGTTTATCTAGATGCATCAATACCTTGGATAATATATCAAATTCTAGGGTCTGGACACCCATGCGGAATGCGACCTTGTTCACACTATATTCACCCGTATCAGTTTGAACAAGAAAATGCCTTTTTATAAATTCTTCTATTTCATTTCTTGGATTAATCCCAATTTGATTTGCAATTTGTGTAATTTCCATTAGATTATCTAAACCCGCTACCAACCTTCTTATGAATTCACGCTTACCTTGTGGGAGTGACATCTTATTGTGTATAAAGATAAAAAACGCACTTACGGTATTATGAGTGAAGCACATCAGCTTAAGGTGTTAATTCATAAAATTCTCCTTCCTAGAATTAGAAAACTCGAAGAAGAACTCGTGTCATTACGAAAACATACGTGGCCATATGTACAAAGTAAAAAAGAGTCTCATCAACTTGACGATATCGAGGCGAAGGTGGATTTTCTTAAACATCTCGATGAGGACACAGTAGTTGAATTATTGAGGACAAAGGCGAAAATATCTGGAAATACCGGATTTCTGATGAGAGAATATGATAGTCTACAAAATAATTTTTGTTGATGTATAATAAAGATGCTTGGAAATCTGTTTAAGACGTCAGGTGAACCAATGGGTAATACCCAATTAGGATTCACAATTGCATGCTTGCTTTGTTCGGTGATGGGTCTTATGGGTATGATGAAGATACCTGTAAAATCACCACCTATATTAGCAGCTTGTGCTCTTTCAGCATGCTGTTCTTCTAGTCAAACAAGTTCACTTATAAATGACGTACAGAAACGCGTTAAGCAGGCCACACCCGCCGAGGAGCCTGTTGAGGAACCCGCAGCTTAAAAGAAATCATCAGTCCTGTACATATTTACAGTGAATGAACCAGTCTTTCCCATTACGGCGACTGTTTCATTTCCGTATAGTTCTTGGCATCCAATATCTTCCATACAGTCACGTGCATTGTGGGAGACTGACACCGGGTACAAGTTCTCACCCCCAGTGGTGGTATAGTAGTTGTAACGATCGCGGCGCCCACGTACCTCCTTGCCATAGAGAGGGAGAGTCTCGTCACCATTCGTGATGAGACCCATTTGTTGCATGTGACCGGGTTTATACTGTTTGATGGGAGGACCCCTAAATTCTGGTTCCCTGACAGGTGGACGACGTGTCTGAACCGGGCGTGTCTGAACCGGTACAGCCACTTCTACTGGAATCTCAATAACCTTAGGGTTGTACCAATTATAACCTAATATTCCCACAAGTATAACAAGAGTCAGAGTCATTATTTGAATCTTTTGTCTATTCTTCATATACTTATAGGTGAGGAAAAATTTTACCATTGTATAGTATAATGCCAACTGCTAAACAACTCCAGAACGCTAAGAAGAAATTAAAGAAAACTCCCAAGCCTTTGGGTAATATCCCAAAAATACCAACAGCGGCCCTTCTCCGTCTCATCGCTGCCGACCCAAAAATTAGACGTAATAAGAACTTCATTAAGCAGGTTCATCAGCTTTCGAAGAAGTAGATTTACGTTCTTCATTTATAATAACAATCGCATTTGTAACGTATTCAAACATATCAAAAATTTCATTAGTGTTACGCCTCTCGAGTGCTTTTTTAAGTTTTTCGACATTGTACCCGAGAGAATGTTTTTCCTTTTCCAGGTTTTGAAGCTGTTCTTCAAAATATTCAATTTTACCATTAATCACATTTGTCGTATGTTCTAAATTTTTATCAATTTTTTCAATTTGTCTCTCATAATATGTTTTCTGTTTATTAAGAATTTGCTTCTTAACCTCGGATTCGGATTTTTCAATCTGTACACTGAGTCTCATTATTTTTTCTTCAAAATCTTCAAATTCTTCAACATAACTTGTGTGATACACGTCACGAGTATAAATAAGTTTTTTAATTTCCGCTCTAAGTTTCGTATCCATATTACTTTACTTTACTTTTTTTCCTTTAAGTATTTCTTTTACGTCCTCAAAAAATAAATCAAAATGTCCAAGTCTATACTGAACAAATCCCCAAAGAACGAAAAACATAGTCTTTGTCATGTTGTTGATCTGGTTTTCCTCCATCTTGTATATCGGACCAACAAGTCTTCCCATAAATGTCTCATTTTTGTGTTTACCTGTAACCATCATTTCCGCTTGAGTCAATGCACATGTATCGTCATTCACTGACCAATGATAAAATAAAAAAGGAATAACCATAGAGTAAAATTCTAGGTTTCGTTTATTATTGGTAAATGGAACTATTAAAATAGCCAATAAAAATACAACATGTATAATAAATATAATATTCATATCTAATATACAATGGTAAAAGAAAAAATTGTATGGAATGATCAGCACGAAATTATATTACGACAATGGGGTGAGGCCTGTGCGTGTTATAGGTTTATGCATCACAGATCATTTTTACTCTATAAAGATCTGAGTATGAAATTTACCTTACCCGTCATTGTACTTTCAACTATTACAGGAACAGCTAACTTTGCACAGTCTACACTCCCCCCCAGTATTCAACCCGCTGCACCATCGGTTATAGGTGGTTTGAATTTAATTGCAGGTCTGATTGCCACGATCATGCAATTCCTAAAAATAAATGAATTAATGGAAAATCATAGAACTGCAGCGTTAGCTCATGGTCTATTATCTAGGAATATTCGACTCATGTTAGCGATATCCCGTGATGAACGTAAGAAAGATGGTTTGAAATTTGTTGAAGACTGTAAGACTGAATACGACAGACTTCTCGAACAATCTCCGTCAATTCCCAAACAAATAATGACAGATTTTGATAAAGAATACCCACTCGATAATATTTTTACAAAACCTGAAATTCTTAACGTGCGTTCAATTCCAATTCTCAAACTTCCCAAGACTATTGAGCCAATTGAAGCTATAACCAGGGATACACCTCTCGAGCGTGTAGGTAAATTTCTTTCTAAATCGAAAACACCACCACCAAGTGAAGCTAGTGAAGAATCTAATCTAGATGAAGTTGAGGAGTTAGAGGAAGAAGAGACAGACGTCGAGCAAGGTACACCAAAAGAATAAACATAACCACATTGGTAACAACTCCACATGCAACGTATGGTAAAATTTTCCTTTTTAAAGGTTCTACGATACGTTTATGTAGTGCGTCATTTTCGAGCACTAAATCTATGGCCTGATTAGTAAGATCATCAATGGATTCCTTCATTAAAATTATTCCACAAAAAAAAGAAGCTGAAAATACCGTGGAAACTATTCACACCAAACAGATTGAATTGATTCGTCGCTATTTAAATGAAAGAAAAAATGTGTTTATATGTGGGGGATATGGAATTGGAAAAACATATATTCTTAAAGAAGTGTTAAAAGATCTGAATCATGTTGAATTACGAACGGACCATTTAAAAAGTAAATCACCTTTTTTGACATTTATCAAACCTTCTTCGAAATATGTATTTATTGAAGACTATGATCCAGTTTTCAAACCAATAATAGAACAGGTTTCAGATGGTAGACCTTTAACACGTGCATCACTTATAGTAACTTCCGTGAGTATGTGTATGTATCCAAATTTTGAAACCGTGTTTATACCCAAACATAAACCAGATACACTGTTGAGACTCACAAACGAAAAGGGACCCAAAGCTGAACACGCAGCGTATAGATGTAAGGGTAACATTCGTAATTTTTTTACATACCTAGAAGGTTATGATGAAATCGACGACTTTAAAACACCAAAAGAATTTATCGCCGACGTGTTATCGGATCCTAACCCTATACCTATTCATGATAGTATACACGAACATGGACACATGTGGGATATTTTTCAGGAGAATTACATTAATTCGAATGGTGTAGATGTGGTTGCGTGTACGAGTTCGTTTTCAGAAGCTGATTCGTACGACAATCATATATATCAAAGCGGTAACTGGAACCTTATGCCTTATTTTGTCTTGCACGCCCTCACGATACCAAAGAAGTGTTTAGGTGAACCTCTCGTGAAGGATAAAATTAGACCCGGTAGTTGTTGGACAAAACTAGGAAATTATAGAATGCGTAAACAAAAATACGAAGAGATAAAGAAAAAATCGAGAATGGGATTGGGGATTGAAGAATTGTGTCTTTTGAAGAAATACGCGGAAAAAGGAGACCTAAGTAAACTTATTGAATATAAAATTACACCTCAAGATTTCGACGTGATCAATCACCTCGCTTCTGGAAACAAGTTAAAACCACGAGACGTTGCAAAAGTAAAGAAGACTTTGAAGAATGTCTACGAAAGATGAAGAACCTGAATCTGAAGAATATGTTAAGGTTATTGGGAACGAAATTTTATTCTATGCCGATGTGGACAGGGAAAACGCTCTTGATTTCGTTGAGAAATTTAAGAAGTTGGAGATCGAACTTCTTAAAAAAAAGGCTGAACTCTTTGGGTACGAACCCCTAATTAGGGTTCATATCATGAGTGAAGGTGGAGACATCTTTGCTGGTATGACAATGATGAACACTCTTGAATCATCTCGTGTAAAGATTGTTACCATCGCCCAAGGTTCTTGTTGTAGTGCAGCCACCTTCATGCTTCTCGGTGGATCTCGACGCCTCATGGGGAAGAATGCATACGTCCTCATTCACCAAATCTCTACAGAATTATGGGGTAATTTTCAGGAACTTAAACACGAGTTGAAATCAACAGAGGCTTTTATGAAAAATTTGAAGAAGATGTATCTCCAAAAGACTAAGATTCCTGAGAAAAAGCTAAATAAGCTCATGAAAAAGGATATTTACCTTTCCCCAAAAGATTGCCTCAAGTATGGAATCGTTCACGCTCTTGAGTGAGTTTATTAGCGTGTCGATATAGAGCTAGTACACATAGAATTATAAATATTATACAAAACGTGTT